AACATGGTCTTCGTGCGGCAGGTTGTCTTGGTTGAATCCCAGTTCCACCAACTGCTTCCTGACGGAGTCGTAAGCATCGTTGCGGTATATGCCACCGTACTGCTTGTCGAATCCGGCCAGCATCTCGTTCAGCAGCGTGGAGCTTTCGGCAGCCTCGGTCCTCGCCTCGTTCGCGTCCATGCGGTCACCGAGCGCCTTGATGCTCTCGAGAACCTCGCCGAGTTCCGGCGAAGGCTCTGAAGTCTTGGCCCTGGCGCCGTCAATCGCCCGCAGTTCGCGCATGACCTTGGCGATCTGGGGACCCGTAACGTCGGGGTCTTCGATGATCTTCATCAGATCCTCGACCTTCCCGGCCGTGGCATCCGCCTGTTCCGTCTCGGCCTTGGTGGTAGATTGGGCCTGCAGCGTGCCCACAAGCGTTGTGAGAGTGTCAATCTGACCCTTCATCTCACGGCGCTCGTTTGCGTTTGCCTGGTCGCGCTGCTGTCGGTCCTTGTCCCAGAAGCCGGGCTTCGGGTCGGCCTTCGCTTCCGGCTCTTCCTCAGAGGCCTTCTCGGGGTCCGTGGTTTCCGTTTCCTCGGGTGGTTTCTCTGCCTTGACCGGCGGCTTGTCGCCGCCCCCGGCCTCTCGATGGGCCTTCCACTCGGGCGACTCGTCGCCAGGCGATACGCGGCCTGACGCATAGAACTTTTCGCCCATAGTGCGGTCTGTCGGATCACCGTCGTCGTCGGGTGTCACGGTCGCTGCGTCCAATACTGTGTCTGGTGCTGGCATAGTCTCCTACTCCTTGTCATCCCGTACTCGACGCGTGTTCGGTACGGAACGCTTGGTGTCCTGACTGCCGTTTTGCCCTTTAGCTCATCGCCACAGGCGACATGGCTGTTTGGCTTGGCAATCTATCTCATCCGGCTACTTGTGCCGGTTGTCTTTGTTCTTGTTCGGCCTGTTCCTGTTCCTGCCTCTTCTGCTCAAGAAAGGCCATGAACTGCTGATACCCTTCGATGCGCTCAAGGATCTCCTCGGGCTTGTCGACTTCGAACGCCTCCAACAGCCTTTCGGCCATCGGTATCGCCCCTAGAATTGCGGCCAGGCGTTCCATGTCCTGCTTCTTCTTCTCCCGGTCGAACGGCAGGCTGGTCCCTATCTCCAGCTTGATTGCAAATTCCAGGTCCAGGAGCGCGGCGGTAACTTCGGCTGAACGCGACATAAAATCCTTGCCCGCCAGCTTTACCCAATCGCCGGGCTCGAGGTTCGCCTGGTCCATCTCCTTAACCAGGTCCATGACCTCCATGTTCCAGTTGTCCCGGTGCTGGATCTGCAAGGTGGTCCGCACGAGCTCCGACTGCTGCTTGGCGGCGATTGCAGTGGCAGTCTCCTTACTGCCTACCGATTCCCTGCCAAGTGCCTGGTCGTTCTTGCCACCGATGCCCTGCATGTGGCGTTCCACCATTTGTACGATGGCGGGGATGCCGGGCGAGAGTTTCGCCGGCTCCAGATTATTGACCGCCTTACCGAGTTGGTTTGGCGCGACCTCGATGGTGCCGCCGGCGTGGCCGGTGACTTTCTGCTCCGGGTGAGCCAGCTTTGACGGGTCGACTTCCTTCTGCGGGTTGCCGTGGTAGTTGATCCAGTTCAGCAGTTGGGTGTAGCACGCATTGAGCCAGTACTGCGGGCCTTCGGACATCTCAGTGCCGTTGAGGCCCTGCCAGAGGTGTGGGAGGGCATGGAAAACGCCGGTGACGACCGGCCATCGCTTGTATGGGTAGACCTGCTCCGACTCCTTTGGATTGAGAATCTTGTCCTTCCCGATCTTGAGCACGATTCGGCCACGCGGAAAGGTCGGCTCCATCCACTCGTTCGTTCGGGTCGGCATATCGCCAGAACTGGGGACCATGCCTTCCTTGAGGTGCGGTGCGGACTTCTTGAAGGCTTCGGGGTTGGCGACAACCCACATTTCATCATCACGTTTCTCGATGGAGCCCTGTGCCGCGAGTTCCTCCATCGGTATTGTCTGAGCGTCGGTCTTTTGTCCTTCAGTAAGGTCACGGAAGTATATCTCCTGCAATGTCAGGTGCCTGGGTCTGCCCTTGACGTTACGCACGTCGTTGGAACTGCCGAAGCCCCTGGCCTGATTGATTAGGTTCACTAACCGCCCTCGGTTGGATATGCTCTCGAGGTCCGAGCCGTCTTCTCTCTGGAAGCTGCTCGCCATTTGCGTCTCGCTGGTTCCGTGCGGCTGGATGACCGGACCCTGATCGGAGCCCATTTCGCGTGTGAAATCGGAGTTGTACGGATCGTCGCCGGCGGCATCGAGGATCATCCGCGTCATTTCCTCGTTCTTGGTGCCGTTCGCATTCCACCCCCAACGCTGCAACATCCAGTCCACCGAAACACGCCGACCGGTATAGATGTAGCTGGTGGACATGTCGATCTTCTCGGCTTCCGGGTCCGCCCCGAAGTATGGCGGGAACATCAGGTTGACTATCGGCCTGCCGACCCACCGGCGATTCTTCTCGTCCCATTCCGCCTTGGGCTCCCAGTACACCTTGGCAATATACAGGCCGTAGCAGAAGGCGTCCAAGGATGCGGCCTCGTTGATTGCCCCCATGTCCAGGTCGGTAACCCACCGATGCTGCAGGTGCCCTTCCCAGAACTTGGCGGCATCTTCGTCGCTCTGCTCCTCATCGTGCGGCTCGACCTTTATCATCGGTCGCCGCTGTGCCTGAAGCGCGGTCTCCTGCATCATTGCGGGCCATGACTGATTGATCTGAATATCGACGTCGTTATCATCGGCGTTGATGCCCGACCGCTGATTGTTGTAGACCTGATTCAGGCCGCTCGACCAGATGGTGGACCAGGCTTTCGTCCGCTCCTGGCCGGCGAGAATCATGTCCTCGGTGACATTCGCCAGCCAGTCTTCCTGATTGCGGTCTTCGTAGAAGTCAGTCATTACACGTCCTCGCAGTCGTCGACGCCGCCGGCGTAGGCGTAGCCCGGGCGACCTCTCGGTTTGCGGTTCGTTCTCAGGTGCGTCATTGCATCACGCCTGACGTGCGGGGTATTGAGGTGCGTCCAGTAGGCGAGCATGTGGCTGAATACGGTATCGTCCCAGCACCCGTCCCTGTGCTCCCGCTTACCATTCGCCTTGATAATGAACGTCTTTTCCTCTCGGACCAGCCGCTCACTGCAAATCTCAATCGCATTGTGCCACCCCTCGTTGTCGCGTCGACAGCCTGCAATCCACGTATTGATGAGTTGATTACGTGTCCCGCCCGCTCCGGGCGATGTGTAGAACCAGAGCTTCGTGATGTCCCGCTCGTCAACATCGTCGGGCGTGCCGCCGTCCCGATACAGCATGTTCGGATAGTCCTTGCACTCCGTAACCGTCGCCCACCCGTTGTTGTTGACCTCGCCGCCCATGTAGGCCATGCCGTAGTACGTACCGGCCATTTTCATTTCCTGACCAAACAGGTCGGGTGCAATCTGGCCGTGGAACTCAGCAACGAACCGGAGCTTTCGCCTGTCCATTACCGAAGCGTCCGAATAGTCCCTGTCTGATCGCTCGTCGCCCGTATCCGACAGCTTGCCCTCGGCCGGGTCGCCCCCGACGGTGTACTCGCAATACTCCGTTGGTTCCTCGCAAATCTCCCAGTGCGGCCCTACCGGGGGACAGTCCTCTGCAACTACTGTCCCGTCCGTCGTCCGCCGGAACTGAACATGCCGCAGGGGCACCTTGATCTGCGTTTGATGGTGAAGGATGATTTCCAGCGGAATCGCCAGCGAACCGACTGACAGGAACGCTTCGTCGACCGTCGCGGGGTACTTGGACTTGAACCGCTCAATATCACCACTGAACTTATTGGCTATTGTCCACCGGCGCCAGATCATGTGCCCGGGAGTGATACCCGCGAAGTTGGCGATATAGGCATGTTCCGGATTGTTTCTCGCCCAAGCTTCGGCGATGGCGACAAACTGCTGTTCCTCATCGGTGTAATCGGCTGGCCCGATGTCGATGGGTACGCCCACTGGCGGGCGACCGTATTCTTCGGTGATGAACCAGGGCAGGAAGATAACCTTGAAGCTATCTCCCCCGTCCAAAGTCAACATGATCTCGTCGTACCACCAGTCGCCAACCATCTCGCCGGTCGATTCCCACAGGACAGCCACATCCGGATTATCGCTCGGCATGGACGGATTCAAGTCGTCCATTACCTTCGTGGGATTCCTCCAGTTGGACAGTTCCGAACAGTGTATGTCCGTCAATGTCATACCCATGCCAGGCGTCTGGCCCAACTGACTACCGATTGAGTAACGACTGTCGAGGCCGTCGAAGTACATCTCGGTGGCGTTGGACTTCGCCAGGGACGGCCTGAGTTCCGAGGGCGTCTGAGCGTGCCATCGCTTTGCCCGCTGGAGCCACTGTCCGGGCAACTGCATCTTATCCGCAATGCTTATCGCATTATGACCGTAGTTCGTCTGACAACCATGCTGGCAGTAGCCGGTGCAAAACGTGCTGATACCCTGTTGGCGGGCCTTCAACGCCTTGACCGAAACCTGTACACCCTGGGCGTGCATCCGGTTGATCTCAAACTGCACGATCCGCTGAGAGGCAGTCTGGAGGAATGGAATCGGCTTCCCCACCTTCGGCTGCACCTGCCACGCAGCGCCTGCGTATGCCTCGAAGTCGCTGAACACGTCGATGGCGTTGGCGGTCGCAATCATTCCGGACTTGCCTCCGGTTGGGTTACCGACTTCGCGCGAATCGCATATGCGGCCTCAAGGAAGGCTTCAAGTGTGTCGCCGACCTCTTCGGCGGTTGGGCCGAACATCTTGCGGGCCTTCGCCATCTTGTCGATCGCACCGAGTCGGTCGTACATCTCCAGGGCGATTTCCTCGCTGACGCACTTCTTCTCGCCCGTCCCGGTGGTACGGCGTGTGACTTTCAGCTTGCGAATCTGCCTCAAATCCACGCCCTTATCGTTCAATTTCTCCAACTTCTTCTGGGTATCCCCGCCAAACAATTGCCGGAAATCATATATGGACGTCTGGTTGATCCGCTCGAGATCGGCAAGCAGGGTCGTCGGCGTGCAGCCGGTCTCGTCAAGATACGCCTCCATGACCTC